TTACTGTATTGACCGTATGCATTTGCTCTTTTGGCACTTCAACAAAGGTCACACAAAAAACATAAAGAAAGGTTAGCATGGTAAGCAGCCCGGCGAAATAATAAACAAAACGTTTAGAGAATAAATCCTCTTGTTGTAATGCAACTTCCTGCATGCCACGTGCATTAGCCACATCTTTCAGGCGCAATTCTTCCATCACCACATCTTGATTAATTAACGCTTCCTTGAATCGGAACTCAATATTTGGGTCTCCTTGTTGCATGGCGAGGACAGCATCTTGTCCTGATAATGCGGTCGCGACCTCCGCAGCTGCTTGGACTGCTTCAATAGCTTTTGTTGTTTTGTTTTTGTCGTCATTTTTGAAAAGCCCCATGATTTGTGGTGCAAATTTCAACGCCAGCGCACCCGCTGTGATTAGGTCCATTAGATATTATACCTCGGATCATGAATTGTTATAAAAACCCGCTCTCCTGCTAGAATTGCCGCTGCCACTTCATCGTAAATTATCAAATAAGCGTCAGTGCTTTCCATGGTGGTATAGGTCTTCAGGTCCGCTACCATTGCAGGCAAGATGCAACCGCTGGTGTCGCCATCATCGTTGCCTGGGTGAATATAAATCCATTCAAAGCCTGGGACATCTTGCAACCATAGCATGCCGTGATGTCGATCACCGAACCGCTTGATAAACTTTTTGTTATACCCACCCGCTTTACGCAATTTAATTTCGTATTTTCCGGCTGGGATCCGGGTTTCATTCATCACCTTTACGATTTGTCTTTGATCTTCGATTGCAAAGGTTGTGAAGTTGTTTTGGAATGGGCATACCAAAGCGCCCATGGTGGCCTTACCGTTTCCGGAAAATCGATATAAATCTAATTCCATGGCTACTCCTTAAGCTGCCGCTGGGAATACCCCATAGTCTGCGGTCTGAACCATAATACCTTTATCCAGCCCTGCCGAGCTGGTCCAACCATCGCTTCTAAATTCCCCGTGCGTGCCTTGGGTTTGATCAAACCAAAAGAACGTTACGCTTCCATCTGAATTGATCGTGGCTTTTCCGGGGAGAACTTGACTATCATTCACCACTTGAAGTAGGAAGGTTGGAACGTAAGAGTTTGCTCTAAAAATAGAAGGGACTGTCCCCGCTGCCCAGGTTAATGTGTCCGCATTTGAATTGTTTCCAACCACGCGATCAGTCGCAAACTGTTGCACCAATAAACTAATATTGCGGAATGCATTAGGATTATTGCCAAGAAGAGTGACAGAAAGGAATTCAACAACCGCAAGTGTGAAATCGGTTTGATCAGCAAATCCACCCCACGTAATTTCGGCACCACTGAATAGATCGTTATCATTTTCCATGGCAATATCAATGGTTAAATCCCCGCCGACCACAGCAGTAGAATCTAAGTTCATTCCGCTACCTTGATCAAACACTAGCGTGCGACCATCATAAACGTCGCCGATAACGTCGCCGCCTACGCCTGATTTAAAATAAGGCACTTGAAAAAAATTCCAATCAGCCCCGTTATAAATCGCAGATGCCAGTGTGCCCCCTGTCAACTCTCCGCCGTCCAAAGTTGACCCTCTCGCGTCACGAAGATTCAAAGGCCCAAGCGTTGCGAAATCCAATGTCATTGCACCAGTGTTCCCACCAAATTCGGGGACAAACCATTGCACAACATAGCCGGGGAAAATAACGACAGGCGTTTGAAGGCTATTCGCAATGCTTAGGATTATATCGTCATCGGTTCCAGCAACATTGCAATGATTGCCCGCACCAACATAGGCCGCAATGCCTTTTTCGACTTGGCGTAAATCACCAGAACTTAAAACTTGGCCGGCAGCAGTGATGATATTCTGCAACTCACTAGGAACTTCATTCCATTCCGCAGCGGTTAAAGTAGACCCCACCGTTTTATTGTTCAGCGTTTGCATTCATCACCTCGTTGTGTGCTGTAAAGCGTGCATTGTCTTCAACTATTTTAGCACTCAGCCTTTCGGCTTCTTCTAAGTCGCCAGCCTTTCTGGCAGCTCGTGCTTTTTTGGTGTTGTTAAAAATATCAATGTATAGCTGAAAACCTTCTTCTTTTGTCAATTTCATTGGTTAGCCTCTGTTAAATCATTGCGGTCCAAGTGGTGCCTGACACTGCATCTCGATTGATATACATATTGCTATTGACGCCGTCTACCCGGACATAAAGTTGGCCAGCATTGCCAGTAATAACACCATTTGGATCACGATCACCAGCTCTAAAGGAAGTATCTCCACCATTCGTTCCAACGTTTTCTAGGCGTATAAATTGTACATTATCATTGCCGCCGACTTGAATGTGGAATCGAGTCGTTGCGGCTAACGCTGTTCCTACATTGGATAAACCTAAGTTCCCAGCAGCGCTTAAAGATAGGAAGCTGAACCCGTTAGCAACGATGAATTCAAACCCGTCAGGAATAGCAGAAGTATTATAATGAATTCCGCCTGCGACATTACTTGCAGGTTCCCCAAACACAATGGCCTTTTCGTTAGCATCAGGGGCAAGAATAGAAAGGAATGCATCTCCGCTATTTTCGATAGTGAGCACAGTATTCGCAACGGCAGTTACAGCACCTGCTGAACCATCTGAGATGTGCAATTTAGAATCTAAATCAGTTGAGCCAATACCTACTGCAGTGCCTGGGAATGTAACTGAATCGATTACGATGCCGGTTCTATCGACTTCCATGAAACTATTGTTAGTGCTATTAGCATCATCAAAAGCTCTAAAGAGTAGTTGTCCCGTAGCTGCTCTAATATCCCAAGATTTATTATCTAGCGTTCCATCTGTTTTCCGGAGTTCTAAGCCAGGTCCTGTGCTTACCGCTCTGAGAGCGGAAGTAGAACCTCCACCGACAGCTGTTGCTACAACAGAAGTTAAACTAATCGCAGCATCTAAATTAACAATTGGATCAACACCAGTGCCACCGATATTAATATTTGTTCCGCCACTAACGGAAGCGACTAGACCCGTGGTTGGGCGAACAGTCAAAACGAAAGCATTAAGGGAGCTATTAAATTCTGCCGTATAATTGCGACCTGCTTCTAATTCTCCACCGACCCTGGCGGAGCCGTCAGCGTTGATTAAGCCGAGACCTCCAAGGCTGTCCACGTCCAAAGTGGTGGCTGCGGTATTATTTGCGTTTGCGCGAAAGCGAACTTCAGTTCCATCATTAAGAACGGGTAAGGCTTGTAATCCATTCGTGCTAGTTAACGTTAGAGCATTGGCAGCACCGGCGACCGCATAATGATTACTAGCAGCGACATAACCGCCAACCCCTTTGCCAACCTGATTAAGATCACCAGAGCTTAAGGTTTGACCCAGCGCGGTAATGATGTTTTGTAGTTCGCTCGGCATTTGATTCCACTCATTGGCGGTAATCGTTGAGCCATTTACTTTGCCGTTAAGTGCCTGCATTAGTTATTCCTCAATAAAAATAAGTTGACAGTTTGATGGCTTTAATTTTTCAAAAACACACTTCAATAATCCCACGGCATCATCCCCAAATAGAATGGGGAATGTATAAGGATAGCCGCCGGGGTCATCAGCATCAAAGACAACTACGATTTGATAACGAAAGGATTCCATGTCCACTCCGCCAAAAGTGAAAGGCAATGTCATGGGTAAAATCGCGTTGCCGGAAAAGAAATCCGTGCCGCTAAATACCTCGGCATCAATCCCAAATAAAGCAGCGAGTGCCACAAAATCTTCCGGAGTTTGAACCCCACTTGCGGCAAGCTTCACCAAAATATCACGGCGCCGGTTATCGTTACTGCCCGCACCGGTGAAACAATCATCCGGAATCCCCACAGCGCTTTCCCATTCTGGAATAAACAACACCGTTTGATCGGGGATAATTTCATCTGCATAAGTTTTGACGTAACCATTCGCAGTGAAAAACTCGCCCGCTAAGCCCTGCAGTAATTCGTAATAGCGTTTATTGGGAACATCTTTTGCGCGGTTGAGCTTATCGCCTGGATAAAATTGCGAAAGACTGTCTCTAAACGCTTGTTGATCGCGTGTCTTGAATAAACTCATGGGGGTGTCACCGTTCCAAGAACGCCAATTTCACCGGTCGTCACCGGAATGTTGCCCACCGGTGCCGTTAAATCAAATGAAGTCACCACATCACCGGTGGCCGTATCCACGGTATTAAAAATGGCTGAGCGGTAAGCATCTTCATCAATACTAACGCCCACCTCTGGACTCTCTGCATAAAACTGTTCCAAGCTTGCCTGAACGGCAGCGTTCATAGTCGTCGTATTTGGCACCAGCGCATTAAAAATGAAATCGGTACTGACCGGCGTTGGCGCCTCTACAATGACATTGACATCGGAAGTGTTGGCCGGCTTGATCGTTAATATCTGATTCTTAACTGTGACCACTTCGGGCGCTGTGGGGATAGGATTGTCATCATTATCCCGCATGAAAAAGATAGTCACTTGGCCTAGCGCTGGCGTCACTTCCTGCACAAATACCCGCGTCACGCCGTTGATCTTTTTGGCCTCCGCTGTAATAGCGGCTACGTTGAAGTTCGCGACTGGGTTTTGAATTCTATCCAACAAACGCACACGCAGTGCATCATTGGTTTCTTGATCAGTGCCGTTGCCGAGCTCATCAGCATCCACGCCCGCTTCATTATCAACACCCACAATAGGACTCTGCAGCGTGAGTAATGCGCCCGCAGCTTGGTTGTTATTTGCACCTTGGCCGCTCGATACCACTTGAGATGATAGCGAATCATAGGCGGCAGTGATGGTGCCCGTGGCGGGCGTTACCGGGCTCCCTGTGACTTGGTAGGTAAATTGCGTGGGTGAGATAACTTGAATAGCGACATCAACCACATTGTATTCCGATTGATCCGCCCCGGCGATCGTCACCGGGATGTTGTTCGATAAATTGTGATTCGTGGTGGTTGTAACCGTGACGGTTTGGCCCGAGCGCGTAATGCTGGTAACCATTGCCAAGCTTGATGTGATGGTGCCGGTTGCCTGCGTAAGATACAGAAGGCCATCAGAAGAACTCAGCACGGTGTTCAAGGGGACAATTGATCCCGGTGTGCCGCCAAACACCACGGCGCCATTCGCAGCCGTCGCAGCTAATCGAGTGATCCCAAAAATAGCGGCCCATCGTTCGAGATTGGCAACGGCGGTGTCAGGTAAGGATTCATCAATCGCGAACCCTAATTGAACGTAGAAATCAAAAACACTATTGGCATTGCTGACACCGATGGCTTTCAATCGGCTGTTCTTTAGGAACGGATTTGAGCCGGCCATCTCGCGTTGCATATCGGTCAACACTCGATTGATGACGGGTTCTGCTGTGGCTGGCAAGTCGATTGGCATTAGTTTCTAACCCCTGTATTTTCCCAAAGCTGAAAGAAGCGTTTATCCACTTCCGAATTCGCTCTAAATATTGTTAATTCCACACCGCCGCCATCATCGTTGAGTAAAACTTGAGCTTCGATTGACACAGCCCACCCATCATCAACGAGCCATTGGATGGCATTCAAAGCTTCCGAGCGCATTTCATTTAACACGGTTCCCGTTAATCTAGCTTGATCGAATAGCCAGAGTTTTGACCCCGCTTCAAAATCTTCAAATTCGTTACCTATCCATCCCCGGCGATCCCGAGCATTCGGCATTTCACTGGGAAGAGCGCGACGCTCACCAAAGATGCTGCCCAGCAACGAGGTATCAAAGAAATCTTCCGCCGCTAAATCGCCGTTTTCATCCAGGCTAAAATCATAAATGCCGACATCATCTTTGGTCATGATTAAATCAACGGTCATAATTATGATCCCGGTGTTGGTGAACTAGTAGGTTGTCCCGGTGCTGCCGAGGTATGTACATGGGTTGAAAGTTTGGTGCCAACAGGCAGCGCAGAAACTTCTCCTTGGGCCGTCACGCTTCCATCAGTAGTGATATCACCATCCACTTGTAAATCCCCGGTCATTGTCACTGTCGTCGAATCAATCTCAACATCAGCCGCTGTGATATTAGCCGAACCATTCACCGTGATATCAAGGTCTTCCCCGGTGATCTCAATGCCCCCTGCAGCGTTCAGTTTAACCACCTGGCCATTATCCGGACTGTATAAAGCAACCTCGCTAACAACCAGAGAAGGCCGCGTTTTTGGGTTCCATGGAAAGCCAATAATATTATTCTTAACACCGCTAACATTCATCACCACGGCCAGCGTACTATTCGGGGTGCAGTTAGCATGTAGCCCATAAGGGAAATGAGTTTGGATATCAGAAATACTTCCCTGGATGTTCATTTGCTGAGAAAAGAATTGGCTCCCTTTGCCACCACCGGTGACCATTGCATAACGAACCAACGTTTTTCTCTGTCGTTTAATTCCGCGACTCATAGGAAATCCACCGCCGTTTCATTAAATTCATCTTCCAATAAATTAAGCGTATAAGCATTGTTGTTCATTAAATTTATTGAGGTTGTTGATCCTGAATCCTGATCAAAATCAAAGGTCAAAGAGTTGATGAGCATCTGGCTCGATATGCCAGCAAAATCATCGGTCACAGGAACCTTTGTGTTGATTTGCCATAGGTCACCGTTTACATCTGAATGACCTTGCACTACACACGTAAACACCCGGCTTCTGGCTATTCTTACATTGGCTTCCCATTCGGCGCGTGGGATGTCTTGCCCCGATGAGCTAGCCGTTTCTGCCGGAACAACCAATTGGCGCCCGGCACGCACCGATGCGGAAATGGCCTCACCTCTTTGGTTAACCACCGTTTCGAGGCCAGTCTTTCCGGCGTTTTCCGCCGAGGTGAGGTCTAGTTGTGATGTCACCACATATTTATTATAAATCTCGGTTGAATCGTAAGAGACAGAGCCCGACTTAATATTGTTCGTGTTATCAAGATCATTAATTAAATTTTGAAGAAGGACGCCTTCTAACACGGCAGCGTTATTGGCATCAGCAATGAGCACGTCACCGGCGCCATTGGATGTCAATAAAACTTGGCGTTTTCTGGCAGCGGTTTGTGCATACTCCCACGCTTCTTCCCCTGACTCAAAAGTGAAAAAATCTTCCGATTTATTAAAGTCATCGAGTACTAAGCCATCAGATAGAACAACTTTTAAATCTGACCCAATGGCTTTTATGATAACTTCGAGATAAGCCTTTAAGCTTATTGGCGCCGTTATTGAATCGACTATATCAACATCAGAATCCAACAGATCTGCCGTTCTATCTCGGCCCGCGACAACAACGGTGTGTGATGTCTCATCATAATCAATATCAAGATTTTCAACAAAGCCGGTGGTGACCAATACATCGTTGACAAGGATTTCAACCTCATCAAACCATTTTATTGGGAAAGGCTCAGTAGGTGACGCAGCCGAAGTAAAACTAAACGTATTGCATAACGTGTCCAATGAAATCGTTGTCGTGACCGATTCAAAATTTTCAAATTCCTGGCCATTAACTCGCAATCGAATAGTCATTCGGTCAAGATCTCCACATCCCCTTTGATGAATCTAACATCAGGAGTGTTATTAAGGGTTGCCAAAGCAGGCCCCGTGGTGGATTCTCCGTAGTATTGATAAGACAATAATCTTGCTGATGTCTGCGTTGTGAATACCGTTATAATCTGATTCAGCGTCACTTTTTGTTGATCAAAAAACCGTTCAGTGATTGACCGCATGTCTCTCAAAGAATTCTTTGTATCTTGGTTCATTCCATCTGAGTCAATGACTTTTTGAAACTGATCTTCCAACTCATCGGCAGCGACTTCTAAATTATTAACAGTGCCAAAATCTATCTGTGCTGCATTTAAATACGCATAACTCAACGCGGCGATTTGCATTTGTTGATTAACCAAATCGTTATTCTGTTTTCTTTGTGTAAGCCCTGCTGTCGTCGGGTTTATTTCAACGTCACTGTCACCAAAGCCAAAAAAGCCTTTCATCACCTCAAACGTTGCCGTTACGCTGTTGTAAGCGCCATTCACTGAAAAATATATATTGTTAATACTATTTGCTAGCTCGGTGGGATTTTGCACCAACGTATTTATACTTGCTGCCATACTGGATATTGCTGCGTTAACCTCATCAATGCTCTCTGATGTTTGCGATAAGAATTTAGTTTTTTCGTTAAATTCATCAGTAACGCCATTTAATTTTTCTGCAGCTGACGTAAAGTTTCCAGAAAAACTTGTGCTGACTTCATAGTTATCTTCTATGTTTTGTGACATTTGGTCGGCAAGATCATCTTTTGCCTGGTTAATACGGGTGATTGTTAATTGTGAGACTTCCGGTGCGGCTTCATCGAATGACAACTCAAAAGTTACATTTAACGATGCGCGGCCAATCGAATCGAAATTTTCAACCAATGGCCCGAAGCTTACAGCCACCATGTCTTGAATGATGCCTTCTGTCGGATGATTTAAAGTGCCTTTGCCGCCTTCTTCTAGAATTCCAAGGATGGCGCGACGGTTCGCATAATATTGCTCATCATCACTGCCACTATTAATAATAAGGGTGAGGTCATAAGTCCGTTGCCTTTTGCCAAGGGGCTCAATGTTTTGATTGGCGTTATTCACAAAGGTATGCTTGGCAAATTTAATTCCGCCAAGCAAAGACATTCGCGATACCAAGAACGGTACGCCTTTGAAGCTTCCTTGTATTAACCCGTCAGTCATTGACATGATTAAGCCTCTACCATATTCAAGCCAATATTCCCACTGCTGCGGCCTTGGCTGCGGCGTTTCACTTTTTCTACGGTTCCCCGTGGGGCTTTGATTTCTATTTCAACTTTGTCCTTAACGCCACCACCACGAACCAAAAAGTTCTGAATATTGCTAATGATTTCTTCGTTTGATTGTATATTGGTGCCTCTGCTT